ATCCCGTAGCAGCGTTTTCCATCTGGTGCATAATGCCCCGGATAGCGGTCGGCAATGCCCCTGTACCTGCCGCAAACGCACTTGTTGGTCGCCTGAGGTCGCCCACCTTTTTTGCCTAGCTTTACCCCACGATATCGGCACCATTTGGCCCACAGGAGCCGCAGCTCTTGCGTCTGCTCCGCGTTGTCGAAATCGATATTGATCGACTCACTGCCGCACGTTAGAGTTTCTATCATCGGAGATCACACTCAGCACAGCAATACTCAACACCAGCATAAGAGCTGTCAGCCTCTCGTTCATACAGTTCTATCCACCCACACTCCTCGAGCCGCTTTCCGCACGCGGAACAGGCAATAGGCCCAGGATATCGTGGGTTTGAGGTCTTCAATTGTCCCATCATTTTTTCACCGGCGGATAATAAGCGCATTGCTGCCCGGACTCGTAGCACCACTGCGAAATTTTGCCTTGCATCAACTTGCGAGTATCGATATGTGCGAATTTCCGTTGATCGTCTCTGCCGTACCCCCCGACACCGGGCGCTTGCCGCGCAATATCCTCCCAATAGCCAGGCGCAACGGTTATCCACCCACGCGGATCTCTAATTTGCAATTCGAAATCCATAGCTGTCCCTAATTTATGACGAGACCTAACCGCCCCCCCGACGGCAGCGTTGTGCGTCGGACATCGATAGGCGCTCGTCACCCTCACCCTCACGTTGCCAAGCCCGTAGCGATCCTCGGCTTTCGCGCGAATCCACTCCGCCGCATCTAAAACCGGTTGCTTTACGTCATTGATGCCGCAGCAGGGGCATTCAAGCTCCTGTTTCTTGAAATGTTTAGACGCTGCCATTAGATTTTTCCTTGCTACGGGGCCTCTCCAGGCGGGAGCGTTGGCCAGTTAACGCGGCGGCGGCGGCGGCGTAGGCGGCACGGGCTGCGATGCGGGTGTCGCGGGCTACGTGGTATGCGGCGTATGCGGCGGCTGCTGCGGCTGCTGCTGCGTCAGCGATGGCGGCGGCTACGTAGGCTGCGGCTGCTGCGTCGGCGGCGGCGCGCGCTGCGTAGTATGCGTCGTATGCGGCGCGAACGGATGTCATGCGACCACCTCCGCATCTGCGTGCGCGGCGGCGTCGGCGAGGGCGAGGGCGGCGGCGCAGTAGGCGTCGTCGGCGGCGTCGGTGAAAGCGGCGTAGGCGGCGCCGATGGCGGCTGCGTCGGCGGCTGCGTAGCCGTTGGCATACTCCCCGGCGCTGTGGTCGACGGCGGCGGCGTAGGCGGCTGCGTAGGCGGCGAGGGCGGCGTTCATTTTCGTTTTATGTGTCATGTAATTAAGGGTTCCTTTCACTCATCGCGGACTACTCGGGAGCAGTCCGCTAGTCTGCCAGGAACTTACTTCTGGACCTATTCATCACCTTGGCGTGGCGAACCATAAAAGTAAGAGCGCCAATTCATACGACCACCTTCAGGAGCGAGGCATAAGTAAAGTCCGGCGCGTGCCTTCCGTGCCAAATCATCCGACCGTTTGAGCGAGTCTAGAGCGTCTAGAGCGTCTTTGAGGGCTGATTCCAGCTCGCTCGTCCGGCGTCTCTGGAGTTCCACGTTAGCGGTGGAGTAGTCGCGCAAAAGAGAGTCGTAAGCGCCTTCGTACGCGTCTTTGCGTGCTGACTCCAGCGACGCTCGGACGCTTCGCTGGAGTTCCAAGGTGGCGATGGCGTAGTCGCGCAAAAGAGCTATCGCTTGATGAATGTGTCGTTGTTTCATATACTAAAGTACCATGATACCTTGACAATCGCAAACAGTATTTTCGTCTTCAACTTCGATGTATTCCAGGTACTCTTTGTAGTTGTCGAAATCTTGGTAGGTCAGTGTGCTGTTCATGGTTTGTTCCTCTTTCTTGAGTTTCACGAGGTTTGTGTTGTCTATCCACATCTGGTCGGAGCTTGCGCGGCTAGATATCAGGGGGGCCTGGAACCGAACCAACGATCGCAACGCCCCGCTTTGCACCACTCGGCCCAAGCTGCTAAAAGCGCGGCTTGCGCGGCCACTTGAGAGGCGGAATCGAACCGCCGTGCCATTTTCCAGTTCTCTGTGTTTCATTGCTGGCATCTGTCCGATCATTTTTGGATTACCTCGAGTGTCGTATTTGTGTTCTTGGCTACCTGCTCGACTTCCGCTTTGCTGGTTTTCCAGCAGCTCGAGCAGCATACATAGCTTTTCTCTTTCCCACTCTCAAAGCGCAGTGTGAGAAGCACCGTGCGTTTCCAGTCCATGATGGATTGGCACTGAGGGCAAAAAATAGCCGTGCCAGCAGCGTGTTTCAGCAGGTTATTGTTGACGATCGATTGCATGTTCATGTATTTATGCTCCAATCTGAATCTCATAATTAGTCGCGACCCAATCAAGCTCACCGAGATCCCCGTCCGGCAACGCGTCGATTGTTCCCTTGTCTTGGTAATAAAAGGCTGTAATTGTGTACTCGTAACCAGCCGCATCGAAAAATCCGTGGCTGGAAGTAAACTCGATTACTGTGGGGTCAGGACAAACGCGCTGGCTGAAATCAGCAGCCACATTATCAACCTCCGTGATCTGTGCTGCATACCCCTGCTGGATTGCTTGATCTTTGGTCATTTTAAGTGTTCCTTTCACTCATCGCTGACTACTCGAGGGAGTAGCCAGCTAGTCTGCCAGGAACTTACGCTGCGATCTGAATTAGGCCCATGGGCCTGCTCGTAGCAATGATTGAGTGATCTTGGATGACGATGTTCTTGCGCGTTTCGCGTATCTCGCGTGATCCATCACATAATCCGCAATGTTCGCAAGTGGTCCGTTTGCCGCCTTCTTTGCTGGCTGGGCATGAGATCTCGCTGGCCAGCCTAGTCGCATCGCCCTTACGCGATACCCGGAAAGTGCGCCACCCGGTGGAAGCGGCTGAAACCGCTTCTTCTGTTGAATCACATGACGCCATGACGTACGGCTTCAACCAGGCGTTAGATTTCCACTGATGGGTGTACCCCGTCCAATGCGAACTCACACGCGCTATTTCCGCGATGATGTTTTGCGGAACAAATGCCGGGTCACCATAGGCCCCCAATCTGACCGCGCGTCCACCGAATAACGCAGGGTATTCGGTGAGCAGCGCGTGGCGATATCTGCCATTTTGATATGCCTTCCACACTGACCTAGGCCCTTGCCCTAGGTTTACATAGCATCTTCTGCCAACCAGTTTGCCGTCCACGATAGCTCCACGATGCGGACAATCACCACATATCGCGACATCCGCACCTGATTTGACCGCCTCAACTGGGCTGACATCCCGGACTAGGATGTACAGTTGTATCATCCCTCCAGTTTTAGTGTTCTGAGAACTCGTTTTAAGTCCGGTCGCGATGATCACGCGCTCCGCGTCTTCATGCAGTATTACGCCGTTCGTGTTTTGTGTCTGTTGTGTCATATTGAGCTTTCCGCCCTCTAGGCCCTCTCCGAAGGGCCTAGGCGTGGAACCTATAGGTTTTTATGCTTAGTCAGCGGTAGTGGTTGCGGCGCGGCGGGCCGCAATGCGGTCGGCGGCGGAAGCGTAGGCTTCGTCGGCGGCTGCCCATGCTGCTGCGTAGGCGTCGTCTTCAAGGGCGGCGATGCGGGCTTCTGCGGCGGCTATGCGGTTTGCGAGGACAGCGTCCTCTACTGCCCGAAGGCGTCGGCGCAAGGCCAAATAGGCATCAGCGGCGTCGGCGGCGTCTCGGGCGTCGCAATAGGCGGCGTAGGCGACGCCGTAGGTGTCGCGGGCGGCGATGGTTGTCTCGTGTGTCGTGTGTGTCATGGTCTAAGATACCATGATAGCTTGACAATTGCAAGCAAATAATGCTCACCAAGTGAAAATATTTTGAGCTGCTCGACGTCGGCCTGCCCGAGCTGCCCAGCTGCCCGTCGGCCCGACTGCCCGAGCTGCCCGGCTGCCCAGCTGCCCGTCGGCCCGACTGCCCGAGCTGCCCAGCTGCCCGGCTGCTCGGCTGCCCGAGCTGCCCAGCTGCCCAGCTGCCCGGCTGCTCGGCTGCCCGACTGCCCGGCTGCTAGCGCGCCAGCGCCATTTGAAATCGAGATTCAGCAATCAATTCCTTATCAGTCTTTTTGTCTTTAAACTTTTCCGTGGGAAGAAACTTCTACGTCAACAAACATCCTTTTTCCAGGCGCGTATTTTGCGGTTTTTTTTAGGAAGATATTTGCCATATATTTTTTGGTGTAAAATTTAGGCATGTCAAAACCACCGTCCGAATTAGAATTAAAATATTTCCCTAAGTCTAATGGACAAAGAAGTGGCACTTCAAAAAAAGCAAGTTTAGGGAAGGGTTCGCGCAAGGGCACGATTCACGCTAGGGAAGCAATTGCGTTATTTGTAGAGCGCAACACGCCGAAGTTAGCGGAGCTAATTCACCGTATTGAGGAAGAGAATGGCCCATTGGCGGCATTCAAGTGTATTGAGAGCATGATTGAGTATCACGTTCCGAGGGTATCGCGTGTAGAGCATACGGGAACGAACGAAGGGCCGGTGGAGATGGTAGTTCGTTGGGGAACGCCGACCACTTAGAATGCCAATTCAGGAAGTAAACATTCCCTACACGCCTCGTGCTGCGTTTGCGCCGTTCCATGAGAGGACGGAGAGGTGGGGGTGTCTGGTGGCGCACCGTCGAGCTGGGAAGACGGTTGCGGCGATCAATGACATTATACGCAGGGGTTTGCTAAAGAAGGGCCATTATGCTTTGATAGCCCCGTTTCGGGCGCAGATCAAAGCGGTGGCCTGGGAGTATTTAAAGCACTATGCGTTTCAGGTGTTAAAGAGTGCGAATGAAGCGGAATTGACGTGCGTGTTAACGAATGGAAGCAACATAAGGTTATTTGGAGCGGATAATCCTGATAGTTTGCGTGGGTTGGGTTTTGACGGGTTGTATTTGGACGAGTATGGAGATTTCAAGCCTAGTGTTTGGGGCAATGTTATACGTCCGACTTTATCTGACAAGCAGGGGTGGGCGGTATTTGGGGGCACTCCTAAAGGGCATAACCAGTTTTACGACATTGCGAGGGTAGCGCAGGAGACAGAGGGATGGTTTTTCTTAAATTTGCCTGCAAGCAATAGCAAGTTATTACCTGATGAAGAGTTAGAGGCAGCGCGGAGTCAGTTGAGTGAGGACCAGTATTCGCAGGAGTACGAATGCAGTTTTGATGCAGCGATATTGGGTGCATATTATGGCGAGGAGATGCGGGGGGTAACGGATCAGGGGCGGATAACGGAAGTACCGTATGATCCAAGTGTTCCGGTATTCACGGCTTGGGATTTAGGGTACAGGGATGACACGGCGATTTGGTGGTATCAGTTAATTGGGAATGAAGTGCATGTGTTGGACTATTACGGTGTAAGTGGCGCGGATATTCCTGAGTTAATGGGGATTGTGCAGGACAAGCCGTACAAGTACGGGAGGCACTGGTTGCCGCATGATGCACGGGCGAAGACGTTGGCGAGTGGTGGTAAGAGTGTTGTAGAGCAGATGGCTTACTATTTGGGCGCGGATACGTTGGCGGTAGTGCCGGATTTAAGCATACAGGATGGGATACAGGCAGTAAGGCGAATGTTGCCGCGAGTGTGGTTTGACACAAAGTGCACCGAAGGGGTGGAAGCATTACGGCAATATCAGCGGAACTATGATGAGGACAAAAAGGCATTCCGAAGAACGCCCAGGCATGACTGGACGAGTCACCCTGCGGATGCGTTTCGCATGATGGCGGTATCGGAGCACAAGGAAAGCGAAAAGGTAAAGTTGGTTAGGGGTAAAACATTGCAGGACATTACTCTTGACGAATTGTGGGAGTATACTGAGGATCAAGCTAAGAAACAGGAGCGCATTTAATAAGTAATCCATGCCTTACGACGACATTTCTGAAGTGAAAAAAAATAAATCCTACGATGGCGAGGATATTGGTGCTTATTGGCACCGTGAGCTTGAGGAAGCGAAGAAGGTATTTGACAAATGGGAGACTCGCGGCAAGAAGGTTGTAAGGCGATACCGGGATGAGCGAGACGCGGTGGAGTGGCCGCGCACTAAGTTTAATATTTTGTGGAGCAACTATCAGGTTTTGTTTCCGAGTTTGTATGGTCGGAAGCCGAAGCCTGAAGTAAGCCGCAGATATATGGATTCTGACCCAGTGGGTCGGTTGGGCTGCACAATGCTGGAGCGTGTACTAGAGTATGAAACCGAGCAGTTTAACGATTTCGACTCCGCTCTTCGCAGTGTAGTGGAAGACAGGCTTTTGCCTGGGCGCGGCACTGCATGGGTTCGATTTGACCCAACAATTGAATCGCAGGAAGCTAGCCCGGAGGATTCCATATATAAAACGGATGCAGCCCAAAAGGAATTGACAATTACCAACGTAGAAGAAGAACCCGTTGAGCGTATTACGGAAGCGCATTCTCCTATTGATTATGTGTATTGGCAGGATTTCATGCACAGTCCGGCGCGTACCTGGGAAGAAGTATGGTGGGTAAGCCGTTGGGTGTACATGACGAAGAACGAAGGCATCGAGCGATTTGGGAATGTATTTAAGAATGTAAGTTTAAATAGCCAGAATGTAGACAACGATTCTAAAAACAGCATTGAAGCCAAAACAGCATATGACAAAAAGGCCAAAGTTGCTGAAATTTGGAATAAGCGAACAGGAAAAGTTTGTTGGATTGCCGAAGGTTATCCGCAATCGCTTGATGAGCGCGACGATCCTCTCAAATTAGAAGAATTCTTTCCCTGCCCGAAGCCTCTGTTGTCAACCACCACCAATGGGAGCCTCATTCCCGTGCCGGATTATTGTGAATATGAGGATCAGGCGCTTGAATTAGACAGCATTACC